GGTTTCAGAGTACTTTCAGCTGAGACATTCGCTAGCACACTAGAAAACCTTAGTAAGTTAGATTTGGTAATTACTGTAGATACTGCATTAGCTCATTTGTGTGGAGCATGCGGTATTGAGTGCTGGGTATTAATGCCTCTCAATACTCCTGATTTTAGATGGGGAGATAGTAGTATGGGGGCTAAGAATATTTGGTATGATTCAGTACGAGTAATACGTAATCCTAATAGCTGGGAAAAAGTATTCGAAGAAGTTAATTCTCTATTAAGGAAAAGATGCGAAGTATAGTTGGTAAATATGGAGAAATCTGGTATTACGGAAAAGATAAGTTTATTGGTCGTAGTATACATAACTACGGTGAGTTTAGCCCAGATGAGTGCGATATGATTAGTTCTTTAGCTATTAAAAATAAGAAGTGCTTAGATATCGGAGCTAATTTTGGTTGTATTTCTCAACGATTAGAGTATGATGGGTTCGAGGTTATTGCCTTTGAGCCTCAGAAAGAATTATTTGATAATATTCTGCGTAAAAACTTTAGAGGAATAGCACATAATTGTGCTCTTAGTTTCGAAAATGGTACAACTATTATGCCTAGACTTAGGTATGGTGATAATAATAGTTATGGACAAGCAGCCTGTAATACTAGAAGTGACCTAGGGTACGTTAAAGTACCTATGTTTACATTAGATAGTTTTGAGATAGATAATATTGGACTTATAAAGATAGATGTTGAGGGCTTCGAGCTAAACGTGCTGAAAGGTGGCGTTGCCACAATCGAGCGTAATCGTCCCGTAATGTATATTGAAGATGATATCCCTAATAATAGGAAGGCCTTAAGAGCATATATTGTCTCTTTAGGGTACAGCATAGAAGAGCATCAGCCTACCTTATATCGCGAAAATAACTTCTTTGGATTAAAGAAGAATATCTTTGATAGGAATTATGTTAGTCATAACATAATTTGCAGACCATGTTAGAAATTAGTAGAAATGACGTTGACTGTAAGGATATAACCGAGTTTCCTATAGCTACTAGGTTTATTAAATTACCTATTAAAAACTATCTTAAGTTACTACCTGCTACCTCTCCCGATGGGAATAGTAGCAGTGTATGGGAAGAAATTAATGATCCTCAGATAGCTTTAATCAATGCAATTAATAACCCAAAGTATAGGTTCATTACAGCTGCACTTAGCAGACGCCTTGGTAAAACTTATATTAGTAATATTATTGCTCAGCTAGTAATGCTAGTACCTGGGTGTAATGTATTAATTATGTCCCCTAATTTTAGCCTTTCATCTATTAGCTTTGAGCTACAGCGTAAGTTAATTAACTGTTTCGATTTAGAAATTGAACGTGATAACTTAAAGGATAAAGTAATTGAACTGTCAAATGGGTCAAGTGTCCGTATGGGCTCTGTTACTACCGTGGATAGCAGTGTTGGTCGGAGTTATAATCTCATTGTATTTGATGAAGCGGCATTAAGTGCTGGTGGTGAAGACGCATTTAATATTAGTCTAAGACCTACTCTAGATCGTCCCGGATCAAAAGCGATTTTTATTAGTACTCCACGCGGCAAGAATAACTGGTTCAGTAAGTTCTTCCAACGTGGATTTGATGATAGGTTTCCTGACTGGTGTGCTATTAAAGCAGACTATTTAGAAAATAAACGAATGCTAGCATCAGACGTAGCAGAAGCAAAAACTACCATGTCTGCTAATGAGTTTCAGCAAGAGTATATGGCTAACTTCAATGTATACGAAGGTCAAATCTTTCAAATTGCTGAGGATTTCATCGAAGAATATATCCATGAAGAAGGTAACGAAGTATTCGGGGGATTAGACCCAGGATATAGAGACCCTACTGCATTAGTAGTAATAGCTTATATCCCTAGCACCGATCTATTTCATATCGTAGACGAATACTTAGAGAATGAAAGAACTACTCCAGAACATGCGGAAGTATTCAAAGAACTAATTGAAAAATGGAACATAGATCCCTTATTTATAGACTCAGCAGCCCCTCAATTTGCTAGTGACTTAGCTTATATACATGATATAGCTACAATCAATGCTAAGAAGGATGTACTTCCCGGCATTGCATATGTTCAGGGTCTAATTCAGCAGGGACGGCTACGAATTAGCCCGCACTGCACTAAAACCCTAGCGGCACTAGATCAATATCAATGGGACCCTAGACAAACACTAATGACCGAAAAACCTCTGCATAAAGACAGCCACTTGCCGGACGCTGTACGATATGCACTTTACACATTTACAATATGATCTATAGATTCACTCGTTTAGATAAACACAATAGAATGCTACGTATCGGCTTCGGTAAAAACAAGGGTAACTGGTTTGCTCGCATTGATCTATGGTTCTTCTGCTTTAGGGTAGTGATATGACCTCAGGTGTTTATAAATTAACCTTTAGAAATGGTGCAACCTATATAGGCAAGTCCAATAATATGGAGCGCCGTTGGGTAGAGCATGGTACTAAGATGGAGAAAGGTACTGCCGCAAAGAATATGCAGCAAGCCTTTAGACAATGTGGCCACGCTAGTACCTCAGTACTATTAGAGTGCCATGCTGACCATATAGATATTATGGAAGCATACTTTATCTGGAAATTAAGCCCTAGTTTAAACAGCGCAGGTGCGTGTTTTCTAACGATTCAAGATGCCAATACTTTAGAAGCTAATATGCATGTATTAAAGTTCTCTACAGCTGGTCATATTAGAATTATTGCAGCTGAACAAGCAGAACAATTAAATAAGCAGGTAGAGATTGATAGATTAAATACTGATCTCGAAGAATTAGACGAAGTACTAGAGAAGTATAAGCGTATACGTTCTAAGGAAGAACTAGAGACCGAGCTAGGGAAAAATTTAGCTAGAACTACTACTATTTTAAATAATCATATTCTGCAAATTAATACGCTTAATAATGAATTAGATTTAAAACACGCTGAAATTGATAGACTAAGAAATCGCAGTATATGGGACCGAATTTTTAATAACTAATATAAAAAAGCCCGCTATGATTAAATCATAGCGGGCTTTTTTACTACCTCAAATTTACGCTTGCCAAGTATTTGCCCTTGTGGTATAATTGGTCCTGATATAACTCTACGTGCAAAATAATGGCAAAGAATACCAGTAATAATCGTATACCCGTTAAATGGGTTCGTGATAAAGCTAAAGCAGCTTATGATAAAAAAGATTTCTGCTATATTTGTAATACCTGCAATGATTTAGAGTTACATCATACTCATTCTATCACGCTACTACTGGAACAGTGGTCCGAAAAGAATAACTATGATATTTCAACAGATGACGGAATTCTAGCCGTTAGAGACGAGTTTATTGAGGCGTACCGTAAGGAGATATACGATGACGTATATACACTATGTAATAGGCATCACGTAAAATTACATGGGATATACGGCAAAAAACCTGCTACGCATACTGCCCCTAAACAAGTTAGATGGATAGAGCTTCAAAAGAGTAAGCTCTTATCTGGAGAAGTAAATTTAGTTAAAGATATCGGGTTTACTGGCTTTAGTGCATTTACGTAAGGATAAATATGTCATGGTATAACCCAAATTCATGGTTCTCAGGAACTGAGAAACTAAACCCCGCGCAAGAAATTATTCACTATCAAGAAGGTAGTGTAATTAGTTCAGACGCAACAATTAGCTATAATCAAGCATTTGATAAACTAGAGTCTGTAAACAGAGGCATTAGTATGATTGTTAGTGCTTGTTCAAGTTTAGATTATGACGTAAAAGATAAAGTATCATCATCCTCAGCCCCTGGACTACGTCAAAAATCTTTAGTAACATTACTAAATAGTCGCCCTAATCCTTTCCAATCGTTGCAGGAGTTTAGAGCAAACCTATTTACAGATTTCTTACTAGAAGGTAATGCTTTTATTTACTTTGATGGTGCTTTCTTCTACCACCTTCCTGCATCAAGTATGCAAATTATTCCAGATGAGAAGACCTTTATTAAAGGTTATAGATATCGCGGAATAGTAGACTTCCAACCCGAGGAAATTACTTACTTTAAGGATTTAAGTAGCGACTCTATCTATAGAGGTACTAGTAGATTAAAAGCAGCAGATAGAAATATTCGTATCTTATATAAGATGCAGACTTTTCAAGAGACATTCTTTGATAATGGTGCTATTCCTGGCTTCGTACTAGGTACAGATAATACTCTTAGTCAGGTTGCTAAAGATAAAACAATTGCTAATTGGGCGGCTAAATACAGTCCTAAGCAGGGAGCTAGAAAGCCTATGATTATCGATAGTGGTTTAAAACCACTACAACTATTCGCTACTACCTTCAAAGAAATGGATTTTGAACTAAGCGTAGCTAGTCATAATGTAAAAATCCTAGAGACCCTAGGCGTGCCACCCGTCCTCCTGGACGGAGGAAATCAGGCAAATATCTCACCTAATCTGAGACTATTTTATCTTGAAACAGTAATGCCCATTATTCGTAAGTATATTTCCGCTATGGAATTTCTTTCAGGTTACGATATAGAGGCAATCGTAAGTAACGTATCTGCCCTACAGCCAGATATTAAAGATATCGCCCAGTATAACGTATCTCTAGTAAATGGGGGTATTCTTACAGCTAACGAAGCCCGCGCAGAGTTACGATACGAAAAAGATAAAGACCCGGAAAGCGATAAGCTACGAGTACCTGCAAATATTGCAGGATCAGCAGTTCAACCAGCTATGGGCGGAGCCCCTAAGAAACCGGAGCCTAAATGAAATTATTAAATCCGTGTCTATTTATGTAGATAATATTTTACTAGTAACAGATACGTCCCTATCATATTCTACAAATTGGAATGTGCGTAAGGTTACACCTGGATTATATACTATTAAAGCTATAGTTGTAGATAACTCCAATAATATGTCTCAGGATAGCGTTATTGTTACTGTGAATTAACTAAATACAAAATTGCATGGGTGTGAAAATTTATATATTGACACACCCATGCTCCCATGCTATAATTGGAACAGTGAAAAATTATAGCATATTTATTGAGAGGAGATAATCTAAATGACTGTAAAAGATAAGGTATTTCACCTGAATAGTCAGTTCACGAAAGAGATACTCCCTACTGCTGATGAAAAGATTGATAGTATCTTCATTAGTGGCTATGCCAGCGCTAACTCCCCCGATAGGTCCGGAGACGTTGTTCCTAGCTCTGTATGGAATAAAGGTATGGAAAATTACCTTAAAAACCCAATCGTACTGGCATACCATGATCACGATGATCCCATCGGTAGAATGGTTGAACATAAGATAGACTCTAAAGGTCTATGGATTAAGGCTAGAATCTCAGCAGCCGCTGAGGTATTCAACCTGGTAAAAGATAACGTACTAACTGCTTTCAGTGTTGCCTTCCGTGTCTTAGATGCAGAATACAACGCAGTCACAGAGTTATTTGTTATTAAAGAGTTAGAGTTAATTGAGATTTCGGTAGTATCCGTACCATGTAATCAAGATACTTTGTTTAGTCTTTCTAAGTCGTTTGGCGATGACTCAGAATATAAGTTATTTAAATCGCAATTTGCGCCTCAAAGCGATTCAGCTAAAGGGCTAGAAACCTCTACGGTGGCAAAGAGCACAAAATTAAAGGAAATTGGAATGAGTCCAGAAGAACTACAAGCCATGCTTGCAAAAGCAGCTACGGAAGCCTCAGAAAAGGCAATTAATGCTATGGTAGCAAAGCAGGCAGAAGCTGAGGCCCTAAAGGTTAAAGCTGCTGCTGACGAAGCCGCAATGCAAAAGCGTATCGCTGATGCAGTTGCTCTAGTTACACCATCTACTACTGGTGCAGAGAAGCTACTAGCCGATATTACGGCTCGTTTTGAAGCACAAGAAACACAGTCAAAGTCCGTACTATCAGGTCTAGAAGCTACCCTAAAAGAGAAGGCTGCTGAACTTGATGCTCTACAAAAGAGCAAGATGACTTTCAGTGATAGCACAAAGGCTAGTACTGAGTATAAGGATCGCGAAACTGCTTATCTATTAAGCCGCATTACTGGTAAGTCAATTGAACAAACTAAGTTCGGTATGGACCTAATGCAAAAAACCGGAGCGCACGTTGCCTCAGCTACATGGGAACTAGAGGTTTCTACAAACATGGAAGCAGAAGTTCGTCGTAAGCTAGTTGTTGCTCCTCTTCTACGCAATATTGCGATGAAGACTAATGTTATGACCATTCCTGTTAACCCAGAAGCTGGATTAGCAACCTGGATGGCTAACACAGCTTTCGGTACTACAACCTCAGTAGGTACTACACAAACGCATCAGTTAAAGGAAATTACACTTAGCGCGTATAAAGTGGCTACAAACGAATACCTAGCCTTCGAAGAAGAAGAAGACAGTATTATCGTTCTAATGCCTATCGTTCGTGACGCTATGGTACGTCGTGTTGCTCGCGCAATGGACAAGGCCTATCTACTAGGTGCTGGTGCAGGTGTTGATCCAGTTAAGGGTTTAGCTATCTATGATGCTACTTCAGTAGTTACTCCTACAAATACAGGTGCAGCAACAATCACTAACCTACGTGCAATGCGTAAGGACTTAGGACCTTGGGGTCTAGATACAGCTGATGTAACTTACGTTGTTTCAACAGACGTTTACTACGATCTATTAGATGACACACTATTCCAGACAATGGATAAAGTAGGTGTTAGTGCTACGCTACTAACTGGACAAGTCGGTACAATTGGTAATTCACCAGTTCTAGTATCTGGCGAGTTCCCTGTTAAGGCCGGTGGTGCAGCTACAGCCTCTACTAATATCGGAGCTATTGCTTTCGCTTCTGGTAACTTCATTGCAGGTAATCAGCGCGGTCTACGCTTCGATACACAAGATATGGTGGAAACACAGCGTAAGGTGCTAGTTGCATCACTACGTACAGGTCTAGTTCAAGTAACTACTGTTTACGGTGGTCTTGCATCTCAGATGGGTGTTTCAACTCTACGTTGGAGCTAAATTGATTTAAGATAAGGCCTTCGGGCCTTATCTTTTCTAAGGACTTTATTGAGCCCTTGGAAAAGATAAAGGAAAACATAATGGGATTAAGTCTAGTAACATTGTCAGAATATAAAGCATATGCAGGCATTACTAGTACTACTCAGGATGCTGTAATAGCTGCTATTATTCCCCGCGTAAGCGCTTTAATTAAAAGCCTGTGCTTTAGAACCTTTGTTGACTATGTCAACGATTCTAAAATAGAAGTATACAGTGGAGGTACTGCTACCTTAAGTATGCAAGAGTCTCCGTTACTATCTCTAAGTAGTCTAGAGTATAGTAGCGACTATGGGGCTACGTACACTGAGTTAGTAGAATTTACCGATTTCGCTATAGATCGTGAAAATGACTCAATTATACCTATTAATGCTATTGATGGATTCCCCAAGAAAATTAATGGGTATAGGATTACATATACTGCAGGGTATGAGACTCTACCAGAAGATTTAAAGCTGGCTGTATTCGATACAATTAGTTACTACGTTAAGAACGACATGGCTATTCATAGTCCTAAAGCTCCGGGTACTAATACTGTTCAAATTGAGTACGTTCTTAGTACTACGCTACCTGCACATATTCGTCGTGTATTAGACCTATATAGTGCGAACTACAACTAATCATGAGTGCAGAAAAATTTATTGAGATTTTTAAATCTTCTTCAG